ATGACAAACGAGGATAAGATGGCTCTTATTAGCCTGATCGGAATTATTGAGAAGTTGGATGACGGTGCAAAGAAGTACATTATGGGAGTAGCGGACGGAATGAGTTTTTGCAATATGCAAAATGAGCAAAAAGCTAAGGAAATTGATAAGGCAAGTTAGGAGGTATTTGCGTATTAAAAAAAGAAAAGAGGTGAGATTTTGAATGATCTGAAGATTATAGAGCAGAGGGAAGTGTTGGGTAAAGAGTTCAAGATATATGGAGATTTTGAAAACCCTCTGTTCTTAGCTAAGGATGTTGCAAATTGTATTGAGCATAGTGATATTTCAACAATGATGAGAACTGTAGATGATAATGAAAAGCTGATACAAACATTGTTTGTGTCAGGTCAAAATCGTGAAATGTGGTTCTTAACAGAAGATGGACTGTATGAAGTCTTGATGCAGAGTAGAAAGCCGATAGCAAAGGAATTTAAGAGAGAAGTAAAACAGATACTTAAATCAGTTCGTAAACATGGATTATACGCTACGGAAGAGCTTATTAATAATCCTGACTTTATGATAGAGGCATTTAAAGCGTTAAAAGAAGAAAGGGAAGCAAGAAAATCGCTTGAAGAAGAGAATGAGAAGCTGCAGCCTTTAGCACTCTTTGCAAAGTCGGTATCGGCAAGTCGCACATCAATACTTGTGGGAGAGCTTGCAAAATTGCTTAAGCAAAACGGAGTAAATATTGGACAGACAAGGTTGTTTGCGTGGCTTAGGGACAAGGGATATCTAATGAAATCCGGTAGTAGCAGAAATATGCCTACTCAAAGAGCAATGGAGCAGCAGTTGTTTGAAATTAAAGAGAGCAGCTATATAAATTCCGAGGGTGTCACAGTAGTCACTAAGACAACCAAAGTATCCGGGAAAGGTCAAGTCTACTTTGTGAATCTTTTCCTAGGAAAAAATAAGGAGTAATCATGAAAATGGATAATAAGATAAACCGGAACAATGGAGCAGAGTTAATAAGACTTGTTGAGAAGGCTATAAGTTGCTGTAGGTGGAAGGCTAATTTTGCCTTCTCAAATACAAGTGATTATAGAAAGTGGAAAGAAAAGAAGAAAGTATTGGAAGATGCATTAGAAATAGTAAAAGAAATAAGAAATGTGATTTAAGGAATGATATTGAATGACAATATATGAAGCAGAAGAAATTTAGGGGTGAACAGTGATGACAGAAGAACAAAAAAGGTTGGAAAGTATTTTACTAAGATTAGTTGAGGATCTGTATATTCATGGAACAGTGGAGCAAGTATCACTAATAGCTCATGAACTTATAGAGTTATGGAAGGAGACGAGGAACAATGGAATATCCGAAACAGATAATGAAGATTAGTGAACTTTGTGATATGGGCTTTCCCAGAGAAATGTTAATGGAAATATTTAGAAATCCAAGACAGAATTTTGCAAGGAAGATGAATCCTCTTAGGAGAAACAGCCATATTATTTTTGAGACAGAAGGGCTTAATAAGTGGCTGAATGAGGATATAAAGTTACAGGGGAAGGGTAGAAAGTGAGATTACAGTACAAAAAGAAGTCGGAGGCAACGGAGCAAGCTCTTTTAATGGATTGGGCTAATTTGATGTCGAGCACTCATAAGGAATTAAGTCTACTGTTTCACATTCCAAATGGTGGTAGTAGAAACAGACTGGAGGCAATAAATCTTAAGAGGCAGGGAGTAAAGGCAGGAGTTCCTGATCTGTTTCTCCCGGTAAGCAGACATGGAAAGAACGGCTTATTTATTGAGATGAAGTTTGGAAAGAATAAAACAACGGATTTACAAGATGAATGGCTAAAGAATCTGAATAAGCAAGGCTATGTAGCAGTAGTCTGTTATGGATTTGAGGATGCAGCAGGAGTAATAAAAGAGTATTTAGGGATAGTTTAGGATAAGGGAGAACATACATGAATAAAAATATACAAAGAGACGAAGATAGACAAATACAGGTACCTAATGTTTTTAAGGATAAAACTGAAGGTGAATATATGCTGATAAAAAAAGAGGAATTTGAAAACCTTATGGAGTGCAATAAGAGCATTGAGGAAACAATAGCCGTAGTTGAAAAGATTACCATATGTGTTTGCCTGATTGTTGTAGGAATAGTTATAGGAATAGTTTTGTTATGAGTAAGAAAATAGCTATACACAGATTGTGGACCGAAGAAGAGTTTGAAATCATGGCTGATATGGTTAAAAAGGGAAGTACACAAAGAGCAATTGCTGAACGTTTGAATCGTAGCTATGGAAGTATTCATAGAAAACTATACGATATGGGGAACGATATATGGGATAAGAGCAGATGGAGTAAACATATATCTATTAGACCGTTTAATTATTGGACATATGAAGAATTACGTGAAGCTAAACTCATATTAGATTGCGGTGGAACGTTAGCTGAGGCGGCAAAAAAGACATCACATAGTGGCGGAACTCTTGGGAATAAGATAATTACAATGGGTAGTGACTTCTGGGAGGAAAGGAATTGGGATATGTATACAGTTGGGTAGATGATAACTATAAATATGAGGATTTAAGGAGTACTGCAAGGTCAGTAACTAAAGGAACTGTCCTGAAAAGATTTATTGGAAGTGTATGGCACCAAATAAATGAAAAAAGGGGTTATGAAAGTCAGTTTTATATTGCCAATATTACTGATCGTGGACATCATGGAGAGTTTGATGGTGTGCCGGTATTCATAACAAGTTCAGATAAGGAATTTAGAAAAGAATTTGAAGCAAATAAAAGGTTTTAACAAAATAATGAAATGTATAAAAAATGAGCCTGTCTTTGTTACAGGCTCATAATGCTAAAAAGCATCTACTTGACATAAATATTCTATGCTTTTTGGTCTAAGAAGTCAAGAAAAAAGTGGGGTGAAGCCCCTTTAACTGCTTGATTAAAATATTAAAGTTACGACTAAGGAGCGTAGAAAAATGTATGTTAAAAAGATGTATAACCTAGGAAAGCATAAAGAGATAATAGAGGTTCACAATTTTTATCCAGGCAATTTTGGAGCACCGGGACAGAAGAGAGAAAAAAGAGAGAAGGCATCTCCGGAAGTGATAAAAAAACAGAACCATGCCAACAGGGTAAGAAAAATACAAAGGTTGATATTGGGTAATTTCAAAGCAGGAGATTGGCATATAGTTCTTAAATATAAAAAGGATCAGAGACCGGATGACTTCAAAGAGGCCAAGGAGCAGTTGAGTACATTTTTCAAAAAGGTAAGACTTGAACTGAAGAAGTACTCCATAAGTTTTAAATACATAGGAGTTACTGAGATGGGTAAAAAGGGCAATGCCTTACATCATCACATCATAGTTGAAAACATCACTGATCCGGTAAATATGTTGAAGCTTATAAGAAAGCATTGGATATATGGCCACATTGCTCTGACTGATCTATACGAGGAAGGAGCGTATCAGAGATTGGCCGAATACATAGTGAAAGCTGAGACAAAGGATCCTGAGGGAAAGTCTAGTTATAAACGCAGCAGGGGTAATCTGATAGAGCCACAGGCAGAAAGCAAGATAATGCTTAGAAAATCATGGCCAAAAGAACCAAGACCGAAAAAGGGATACTACATAATAGCTGATAGCGTGATACAAGGAGAAAACCCTGTTACAGGTTATCCATATCAAAGATATATGATGCAAAAGCTACCAAGTACCGGAGCTGTAGGAAGAGAGGAGACTAAGTGGAAACAGAATGTAGAGTCAATATTTACATAACCACATCTATAAGAGGGCCTGCAAAGAGAAACGGTGGTTATGGCTATGTAATAGAATTTATAAAAAAAGATGGCAGTCCTGTAACCAGAAGTGGAGTTGGGTATGAGGAAAGAGCTACAGAGAATAGACTAACATTGCTTGCATTGAAAGATGCGTTGAAGAGATTAACAAAAAGTTGTTCAGTCCTAGTATTTACTAGGTGTGAGTATGTTTTTAGAGCATTTCAAAACGGATGGATTTTAGAATGGGAAAAATCAGCCTGGACAAATTCAAAAGGTAAAAAACTAAGCGATTGGGAACTTTGGGAAGAAATCAAAGAGTTGTCCACAATTCATAAGCTATCTTTTGAAAGCACCGAGGTGAAAAACCCTTATGAAATGTGGATAAGTGAGAATATAAGAAAGCCGAAGCATTAAGATTTTAAGATTAAGGAGAAAACAATGACAAGAAAAGAAATATTAGAAGAAATTAGATACATCAGGTGCAAAGATTCTGACGACTTAATAGAGCTGATGCACGAATACGAAGCTGAGGGATATGATACAGATTTTTGCTATGAGAAAGATGGAGTTAAAGGACTTTGGCTGGAGATAAAGGAGAAAGTAAGTGAATAGAGTAATATTGATGGGTAGACTTACAAGAGATCCAGATATTAGATATACATCCGGAGAAAACAGCATGGCTGTAGCAAGGTATACGTTGGCTATTGATAGAGCTATAAAGAAGCAGGGAGAACAATCAGCTGATTTTATAAACTGTGTAGCCTTTTCAAAGGCAGCAGAATTTGCAGAGAAGTATTTTAGGCAAGGGATGAGGGTTTTAGTATCAGGAAGACTGCAGACAGGTAACTATACCAATAGAGAGGGGCAGAAAGTATATACAACTGATGTAATACTGGACAGTCAGGAGTTTGCAGATAGTAAAGGAGAAAATACAAAAGCAACAAGCAATCATAGTTCAAGTGTGGATGCAGATGGATTTATGAATATACCGGATGGTGTAGATGATGAGGGACTACCATTTAATTAAAAGAGAAAGATATGAGGAGTAGTTATGGCAATACAAAAAGATATAGTAATCAACAGGAAAGAATATGAGCGAATAAAAAGATATGATCATAATCAAATGAATAACTATGTGAAGAGTATATATAAGAGTGGTTTTGAAGACGGCAAGGCAGCAGTTCCGGGAATCGATATACAATACATTGCTGATATAGTTAGAGGTGTAAAAGGTGTCGGAGAAAAAAGAGCTGCAGAAATAGTAAAGGCACTTGAAGTAGAAATGGCAAAGCTGTAAAGCGAGGTAGAAAATCGTGAAGGTAAATAAAGAAGAATGGGGAAAATATAGGATAAGTGTAAAGAAGGCAAGGGAACTATATTATTTTTGTTTGCAGTATGGTGAATGGAAGGAGGAACTATCAAGTAAAATTAATTCTTTAAAGAGTGGATGTGGTGGATGTGGTGGAGGTGGTGGGAAAGGGATAGGAGACAGCACAATGGCACTTGCTATAAAAAGAACTATTTTAAAAGATAAGTGTGAACTTATAGAAAGTACTATTGTGGAGACAGACAAAGACTTATATAGATATTTACTTAAAGCAATTACAGAAGAAGGAGTAACATATCAGTATTTAAGAAGCGTTATGGGAATGCCGTGCAGCAGGAGAAAATACTATGAAACTCGTAGAAGATTTTATTATTTGCTATCAAAGAAAAAAGAAAATCTAATGATTTAAAAAAGAGGGTCACTCATAAAGTTAAAAACGTGATATATTGATATCATAAGATTCACAGGCCAAGGGCTGTGAATTGAAATGACATGTGTTTCTCCTAAAGGGCACATCAAGAAATTGGGGTGCTCTTTAAAGTTATAAGGAGTGTTAAATGCCGGCAAGGAATAGACCTGACAAGGACGGAACGCATAGAGGTGCGTTTGAGAAGAACAAGAGAAAGATATATGCAACACGAACAATATGCGGTATATGCGGTAAGCCGGTTGACATGAGTCTTAGGTGGCCAAACCCTATGAGTAAGTGTATAGACCATATTATACCTGTAAGCAAGGGTGGACATCCGTCAGATATTGACAATTTGCAACTTGCACATATGTGTTGTAACAGGGAGAAAAGCGATAAGATATTTAAATATAATAAACCAAAAAGCGGAGATACAGAAAATGAATTGGTAGCAATAGGTAATCGTAATCTTCCAAAGAATATTGATTGGGTAAAGTATTGTCAGTCAATTTAGGGGGGCATATGCCCCGTTGTGCTGGTTCAAAGCGAACCCCACGCCGTACTGGGAAAATATCTCGCTGAAACAAATAATAAGCAAAGGAAATAGAAACAATGAGTGAATACAAGGGTATTGGGTACCTTAGAAAAAAGCTGGCATTGAAGCGCTCTAGGGTTCTAACGCGTTATAAATTTTATGACATGAAAAACTATACAAGGGACTTTGGAATTTCAACACCACCACCACTAAGAGAGTGGCAATCAGTCCTCGGGTGGTGTGGGAAAGCTGTTGATTCTCTAGCTGATAGAGTCGTTTTTCGTGAATTTGGAGATGATAATTTTGATTTAAACGAAATATTTACAATGAACAATCCTGATGTACTCTTTGATAGTGCTATTTTGTCTGCTTTGATTTCTTCATGCTGCTTTATCTATATCAGTCAAGGGAATGATGGATTCCCAAGATTACAAGTGATTGATGGGGCAAACGCTACCGGAATTATTGATCCGATTACGGGATTACTAAAAGAAGGGTATGCCGTACTGGAAAGAGACGACACAGACAATCCTACCTTGGAAGCACATTTTTTGAGAGGGTCAACAGTTTATTATCACCAAGGGACACAAGAAGAAGTTTTTTACAGTGAAGTAGAGCATCCATTGCTGGTGCCGATTATCTACAAACCCGATGCAGTGAGAGTATTTGGAAGGTCTCGAATTTCTCGATCTTGTATGAATATTGTAGGTAGTGCTGTAAGAACCATAAAGCGTTCAGAAATATCTGCAGAATTCTTTTCCTTCCCACAGAAATATATTGTTGGAACAGATCCGGAAATGGAAACATTGGATAAATGGAAATCGGCAATGTCCAGTATGCTTCAAATAGATGAAAACGAAGATGGAAGATCTCCGACATTTGGCCAATTCGCCCAACAGAGTATGGAGCCTCATTTATCTCAGTTGAAAATGTTTGCTTCACTCTTTGCAGGAGAATGTGGTTTAACTTTGGATGACTTAGGTTTTGCTACAGGAAATCCTGCAAGTGCTGAAGCAATCAAGGCATCACATGATAATTTGAGATTGATGGCAAGAAAAGCACAAAGAAACTTTTCGAGTGGATTGTTGAATGTTGGATTTTTGTCCGCTTGCTTGAGGGATGATATACAATATAAGAGGCAGCAGTTTTATTTAACCAAGGCTATGTGGGAACCAATTTTTGAACCGGATGCGGCAATGCTGTCCTCAATTGGGGATGGAGCAATAAAAATTAATCAGGCGATACCGGGATATCTGGGAGAGAATAACATGCGTGAGCTTACCGGAATAAAATCGGAGGCATAAATGGATGAAATTCTAGACAGAATTAAAGAGCTGTATAAAAAGGCAGTGAAGAAGAATGCCGGATTACAAAAAATACTGAAAAAGGTTGAAGAATTAGAGGCGACATATGCAGATGCCAGTACTTTTTCCTCTTTGACAGGTCAAATTATAGGCGAACTTATAGACAATGAATTGAAAGAAAATTTGCTTGATGGTGTTGTTCCACAGGAGGTTGCACAAATTATTATACCGGGTACATTAATACATAATCACGAAGTGGTCTCAGATGTTTGTGAGAGTATACAAAACGCACTAAATAAAAAAGCAGGTATAAGCATAAAAGCGCTAAGGCCATTCTTTGAAGACAGGAAGGTAGATGGAATTGTTAGGGAGGTTGTAAATGCTCCGAATTATCCGGATAAAAGTGAAGCTGTAAAGCAGCAGATAGAAAATGTTTCTATGTCAGCAGTTGATAAATCTGTACAGGCAAATGCAGAATTCCATTACAACTCAGGGCTACAAACAAAAATCACAAGGAAATCAATCGGGAAATGTTGTGAGTGGTGTAACAATATGGTCGGAGAATATGATTATGAATCCGTTAAAAGAACAGGAAATGAGGTATTCCGTAGGCATTCTAATTGTCGGTGTCAGGTGTTGTATGTACCGGTTAAAGGGTTGGCTAAAAATTTATACAGTAAAAAAGAAAAGAGTTTGAAAGAGTGGGAAAGGCTGAGAAATGAACAAGAATTTGAACTTGAACAGAAGCAGAAAGCTGAAGAGAGGGAAGCAAAAAGGGAATTGCTAAGGCGATTAAAGAGTGGAGAACTTACAAAAGAATTAAATCCGGAGAAACAAGCTCCACATATGGAAGCTACAAGAACTCCCGGAAGAAGTTATTTCACGGTAGATGAGAAGACTCTGCAAAGAATTATAGACGAAAGGCATGGAACAGGTGTTGTTCACATTAAAAAGAACGGGCAAATTAAGGAAATAATTGAAATGAAAAATAACATAGGCTATAATATGGGTGAAAAACAAGAAGAGACTAATAGGTTTGTTATTCATTATTCAAAGAAGAGAACTCATGCAGTTCCGGCTAGGAGAAACGACGAATGGATTTAGAAAAGTATTTGTTTAAACATGTAAGGGTTGAGACTGTCAATGGTGAGACCATAGTGGGTTATGTTGATATGTTTTGTACAGCAGAAGAAAATGAAGAACCGTATCTTGACAGCATCGGAATAATTCCAAGCAAGGCTGCACGAGCAGGAATAGAATTAGACGAATCTGAAATAAAATCAATAGAGGAAATATAATAATTACTGTGAAAGATAATTATTTATAACGATAAAGACCTCCGTAAGGATGTCTTTTTTTATACAATAAAATAATTAAAGGGAGAGAAAAATGGCAGCAGTGCGAAAAGGGAGCCAACTCCCGAGCCGGTCATTTGTACTCCCGTATACCAAAACAAAGGGAAATGAAGCAATAGAATTGTACAATAAGACAGGGAGAACTGCACAAGAATGGCAAGAACTCATGGTGTACGATATTATGGCCTTAAATGATGATGAACTTTGGTTGCATCAAAAATTTGGTTATTCAGTGCCTAGACGAAATGGAAAAAGTGAAATTCTTATTATGGTTGCAATGTGGGGACTTTTAAATGGCCTTAGAGTCCTGTATACGGCTCACAGAACTACAACCTCACACAGTGCATGGGAGAAAATAGGGAGGGCACTTTCCAAAACCGGTTTAAGGGAAAAAGAAGATTACAAAACACTTGCACAATTTGGTTTAGAACGTATTGAGATGTTAGACGACTCGGATGCCTGTATATGTTTCCGCACAAGGTCAAGCAAAGGAGGACTGGGTGAGGGATTCGATATTCTAATAATAGACGAGGCACAAGAATATACAGACGATCAAGACACTGCTTTGAAATATGTTGTGACAGATTCTAAAAATCCTATGACACTTTATTGTGGGACACCACCGACTGTTGTGTCTGCAGGTACAGTTTTTCAAAAGTATCGAGATGATGTCATCAAGGGAAAAAAGGAAGATGCCGGATGGGCGGAATGGTCTGTAGATACCATGACAGACCAAAACGATGTAGATGCCTGGTATCAAACAAACCCTTCACTGGGAACAATATTTACAGAGAGAAATGTTAGATCTGAAATAGGCTCAGACGAAATAGATTTTAATATTCAACGTCTTGGACTATGGTTGAAGTATAACCAAAAATCAGCAATAACATTAACAGAATGGAAGCAATTAGAAATAACCGAAAAGCCAAAGTTGCAAGGAATGCCGGTAATTGGTATTAAATTTGGTTATGATGGGTTAAACGTGGCGTTGTCTCTGGCATGTAAGACCTCTGATGAAAAAATACTGATAGATGGATATGATTGTAGACCGATAAGATCCGGTCTTGATTGGATTGTGGCGTTTATTAAGCAGACAGGTATCAAAGAAATTGCGGTTGATGGAGAATCCGGATTCGAAGTATTAGAGAGTTTAATTAAAGATGCAAGGATTAGAATAAAAATAAAAAAAGCATCAGTTAATGATGTAATAAGTGCTCATACTATTTTTGAGCAGGCCTTGGAAGAACAAAGTATAACCCATTTTGGTCAACCATCCTTGCAGCAGTCTGCTACCAATTGCGAAAAGCGAGCTATAGGAACAAAAGGCGGACAAGGGTATAAAGCCAACAAAGAGGGGGTTGAGATAGCTTTATTAGATAGTGTTGTATTAGCTCATTGGCTATGCAAAGAGCATAAGGAAAAGAGAAAAATAAGAGTTAGTTACTAGAGCGATCTGAAAAGATTGCTCTTTTACTATATAAAAAATACGCACCCCAAGCGGTAATTGGAGAAAGGAACAAAAAATGGCGGAATTTACACCAATTGAAACACAGGAAGCATTAAATGCAATCATTGTGGAAAGAGTAGAGCAGGCTAAAAGAAGCGTAAGAAAAGAATTTGAGGGGTATTTATCTCCGGAGGATGTAGCAAGCAAGTATGAGGGCTACCTTTCTGCAGATGAAGTGAAGGAGAAGTATAAAGGATATCTTTCACCCGAGGATGCAGCAATCAAAGATGCGAAACTAAAGCAGTATGAGACCGACTCAGTAAAAACGAGAATAGCTTTAGAGGCAGGCTTGCCTTACGATATGGTTTCAAGGGTTCAGGGAGATAATGAGGAAGCACTAAAGAAAGATGCTGAGAAACTGGCCGGATGGATTAAAAACACTCATCATGAGCCACCGCTTAAGAGTACTGAACCGAATGTAGATTCGAAAGATAAAGCCTTAAAAGGCATGTTGAAAGAATTAAAAGGAGAATAAAAAATGGCAAACGAAGCAAGAACATTATTTCAGCCGGAATTAGTAGCAGATTTATTAAACAAAGTAAAAGGGAAATCAACATTAGCAAAGTTATCAGGTCAGATACCTATCTCATTTGTTGGAAATGAAATGATGACTTTTTCAATGGACAACGAGGTTGATGTAGTAGCAGAAAACGGTAAAAAAACAGAAGGTGGAATCAAGTTTGAACCGGTAAAAATGATTCCAATCAAATTGGAGTATGGTGCAAGAATCTCAGATGAGTTCTTGTATGCATCAGAGGAAAAACAGTTAGATGTATTAAGAGCATTTAACGACGGTTTTTCGGCTAAAGTTGCCAGAGGCTTGGATATCTGTGCATTCCATGGATTAAATCCAAGAACAAAAACTGCTTCAGCTGTAATTGGCACAAACAACTTTGATTCCTTGGTTTCACAGCAAGTAACTTATGCAGCAGCAAATGCAGATGATAACCTTGATGCAGCGATTGCATTGGTAGATGGTTCTGAAGGAGATGTAACAGGTTTTGCATTTTCTAAAACATTCGGTGCTGCAATGTCTAAAATCAAAGCGAATGGAATTACTTTATATCCTGAATTCAGATTTGGAGGAAATCCGGAGGCATTTGCCGGAAGAATGTCTGACACAAATAACACTGTAAATTTTGCAACTTCAAAGGTGCACGCTTATGTTGGTGACTTTTCAAATGCTTTTAAATGGGGAATTGCAAAAGAGATCCCACTTGAAGTAATTCAGTATGGTGATCCTGATAATTCCGGAAAAGATTTAAAGGGATACAATCAGGTATACTTGAGAACTGAAATCTATATCGGTTGGGGAATTTTGGCACCTGAATTCTTTGCAAGAATTACAGAGGCTTAAGTTTATGAAATATCAAAATACAGTAACAGGGGCGGTTGTTGAATCCGCCTCCCCTATTCAGGGTAAATACTGGATAGAAATAAAAGAAACCAAAAAAGAGAAGCCTAAAAATGGTGATAAGCAATGACAGCATTTGCAACGATTAATGATGTGAGTACCTTGTGGAGACCTTTAAAGGCCGGAGAAGAAGAACGTGCAACAGCGTTACTTGTTATTGTTTCAGATTCGCTCAGAGTAGAGGCTCAAAAGGTAGGTAAAGACCTGGATAAACTAATAGAAGAATCTAGCATATACGGAAGCGTTGTGCGGTCCGTGGTAGTTGATGTAGTTGCCAGAACACTTATGACTTCAACAGATAGTGAGCCGATTACACAGGAATCTCAATCAGCACTTGGATATAGTTGGAGTGGTACCTATTTAGTGCCGGGTGGTGGATTATTTATTAAAAAGTCGGAACTCTCAAGACTGGGACTTAGAAGGCAAAGATTGAGGACGATAGAGTTATATGGCGAGAATTAAGGGAATTGATGTTGTATTGCTTGAGACAGTTGTAGATGGAGAAGATGAGTTTGGTGCAGAAATATTAACTGAGAGAGAAGTTGTCATTAGTAATGTTTTGGTTGCACCTGCATCATCTACCGATATAACAGATTCTACACAGCTTTATGGAAGAACAGCTGTCTATACTCTTGCAATTCCTAAAGGTGATAATCATAATTGGGAAAATAAAAGAGTTAGATTTTTTGGCAACACTTGGAAAACATTTGGTATTCCACAGGAAGGAATTGAAAGCTTGATTCCACTTGATTGGAATAAGAAAGTCATGGTGGAAAGATACAATGGGTAAAGTAAGAATTGAACTAAACAGTCCAGGTATCAGGGCTATGCTTAAGAGTGAAGAAATTCAATCAAGTGTAGAAGAACAGGCTACAAGAATAGCAAATGAGGCCGGCGGAGACTTTGAAGTTAGAATTGCAGGTACAAGAGCATATGCGAGTGTCAGTAATAGAAATAGACGAGGTTATGAGATGAATATGAGGAATAATACCTTGTTAAGGGCGGTTCACAGATGATTGAAAGTAGGATTATAAAATATCTAAGAGATAAGCTGGGGATAAAGGTATATGCGGAAATTCCTGAAAGTCCGCCAAAAGAGTTCATTATTGTTGAAAAGACATCATCAGGAATGGAAGATTATATTTATAATGCAACGGTAGCATTACAATCATATTCTGATACTTTGCTTAATGCAGCAGTATTGAATGATAAAGTTAAAAAAGCAATGGATGTGATGATAGAGTTACCTGAGATAAGTAGCTGTAAACTGAATAGTGATTATAATTTTACAGATACAGCAACAAAAAGGTACAGATACCAAGCTGTATATAATATTGTGTTTTTTGATTAAGCATTCTGATTTATTCAGGATGCTTTTTATTTAGAAAGGAGCAAAAATGTCTAAGAATAATGCTAAGAATGTAACCACCGGTAAACCAAAGGTAGGTGGAGCGGTGTTTAGAGCACCGCTTGGTACTGCAATACCCGGTGATGCGGTAAGTGATTTGGACCAGGCATTTAAAAATCTTGGTTATATTTCAGAGGATGGAGTAACAAATTCAAATTCGGCTGAAACAGATTCGGTTAAGGCATGGGGCGGCGATACTGTATTAGAGTTTGAGAAAGAGAGACCTGATACATTTGAGTTCACAATGATTGAGGGGCTTAATGTTGAAGTTTTAAAAATGATATATGGTGAGGATAATGTTGCAGGAGATATTTCTACTGGGATTACTATAAAGGCTAATTCTAAGGAAAGAGAAGAGGCCGTATATGTTATTGATATGATCCTTAGGGATAATGTTGCTAAAAGAGTTGTAATACCTAATGGAAAGATAACTGAGACAGGTGAAATCAAGTATGCTGACAGTGAAGCATTAGGATATCAGGTTACTGTTTCGGCATTACCGAATACAGACGGAAATACACATATTGAGTATATGAAGAAGGGTTAAAGAATGATAGCAGGAAAATCAAAGAACGGTTTTGAGTTTGAGATCGATGAGAAAAATCTTAATGATTTTAGAATGATAAGAATGTTGGCCAGAGCGTCAAAAGATGATGATATCACTCTTTATTCCGAAGCTATGGAAAAGATATTTGGTGAGGAACAGTTCGAGAGAATGTTGGAATTTTTAGCTGATGATAAGGGTAGAGTTCCAATAGAAAAAATAAGTGGACTATTCACAGATGTTTGTGAGAGTGTAAAAGAATTAAAAAACTCTTAATCCTTGCTGCTATGATGTGCAATGAAGAGGCTATGATATGCGACCTTGCAGAAGTGTATCATATATACAACTATGAGGCATATGAGCCTTTTTTTATTGCTATATTAGTAGCAGGGTTGAGGGAAGATAGTAGAAGTAAGACGCTACTGTCAGGAGCAAAGTTTAGCGTTGATCAAGCGCTAAAGATGATGATTGTTGATTATCTTAGGCTGATAGTTTGGATGAAAACAAGAGATGGGGCCAAGAATAGGAACAAGCCTAAATCACTATTTGAGGAAATCGAAAATGCTGATAATGTAGATAATATTATTGGTTTCAGTGATGGCAAAAGTTTTGAAAATGCCTGGAATAAGATGAGGGGGTGAACATTTGGCAGGAACAGAAATTGCTAAGGCATATGTGCAAATCATACCTTCGGCAGATGGAATAAAGGGCAGGTTGACTGAAGAGCTTGGTGGTGAGGCTGAGAGCGCAGGAAATAGTGCAGGACTAAATATTGCAGGTGCTATTAAAGGTGCGATTGCAGCAGCAGGAATTGGAGCGCTGATAAAGTCTACTCTTAGCGAAGGAAGTGCATTGCAGCAGTCTATAGGGGGTATAGAAACATTGTATAAGGAATCTTCTGATACAATGATAAAGTATGCAAATGAGGCGTATAAGACAGCTGGAATGAGTGCAAATGACTATATGCAAACCTCAACAAGCTTTGCCGCCGCTTTGCTTAAAGGTGTAGGCGGAGATACAGCAAAGGCGGCAGAGGCGGCAAATACAGCTATTATTGATATGTCGGATAATGCAAATAAGATGGGTTCATCAATGGATAGTATCCAAATGGCGTACCAAGGATTTGCCAAAGGAAACTATAATATGCTTGATAACCTCAAGTTGGGATATGGCGGTACAAAAACTGAGATGGAGCGTTTGCTTTCAGATGCTCAAAAGCTGACAGGGGTCAAGTATGACATGAATAACTTATCAGATGTGTACAGTGCAATTCATGTTATACAAGATGAATTAGGCGTTACAGGAACAACTGCAAGAGAGGGTGCAACGACATTTGAGGGATCTATGTCTGCAATGAAGGCGGCGGCTCAAAACTTAATGGGATCTATTGTACTTGGTGAAGATATAGGTCCGAAATTACAGGCATTAACTGAAAGTGTATTTACATTTGTTTTTGACAATCTTATGCCTATGCTGGGTAATATACTATCTGCAGTTCCGGGACTGGTTGTTGGAATAGCTGAAGGCATAGTTGCAGGTATTCCTAAGGTTTTATCAGTTATTACAAACTTGGTTACAGAGATTGCAAACACGCTGATTAACTATGATTGGCAAGGTTCGGCAATGAGCTTTGTTACATCATTAAATTCAGGAATATCAACTAATTTACCACAGCTGTTACAGAGTGGTGTTGAGATTATAACAAATTTGGTAAGAGGACTTGTGTCAGCACTACCGAATATTATCTCAGCAGCAGGAACAATTATAAGCGGTCTAATAACAGCGATAGCGACAGCATTGCCGATGTTGTTGAAATCCGGAGCAGATTTGATACTTGGAATATTATCAGGATTTGAGAACGGAAAAGTGAATATTGCATTGTCAATGATGGACGTTATCGGAAACATAATAAGTACTGTTATGGATGCATTACCTGAATTGATTACTGCAGGCATTCAAATAATTACAGGCTTTATTACGGGAATGATGTCACTTAATGGTGAAGCGGTTGGCAATACTGCAGAAATAATATCAAGTTTAGTGCAAAAAATTGCAGATGGTATTCCTGAGTTTTTAGAAAAGGGCATGGAAATATTAAATGCACTAATCGACGGTATTGTTAATTCACTTCCACAAATTATAGAGACAGCTATTCAAGTGATTCAAAATATGGTACAGGCATTAGTATCAGCTTTACCAACAATCATAACAACCGGAGTTGGGATTATAACATCACTAATCAATGGAATTGCTCAAAATCTTCCAAGTTTAGTATCTAAGGCCACTGAAATAATAATTGAAATAGTAAAGACTTTAGTTGCAAATTTGCCGGGTATTTTAGCTACAGGAGTACAGATAATAGGAGCTCTTTTAAGCGGACTTGTGCAGGCAATGCCACAGATATTATCAGCAATAGCAAATTTGGCATTAAGTATAGTCAAGGCTATAATGGTTTTACAGACTCAACTTATGCAGGCAGGTATTCAGATAATAGCAGGATTGGCAAGTGGAATAGCAGGAAAAGTTTCAAGCGTGATTTCTGAAGTGACAAAGCTTGGAAGTGAAATTATCAGTACGGTAAAAAGTATTAATTTAATTGATATTGGCAAACAGCTTATTGAGGGAATGGCCAATGGAATAAAGAACGCAGCAGGAAAGGTTGCAGAGGCGGCAAAGAATGCAGCCAAAGAAGCATTTGAAGCAGCAAAGAACTTCCTTGGTATTCATTCCCCTTCAAGGCTTATGAGAGACGAGATTGGTAAGTATATTCCGGCAGGAATTGCGGAAGGAATTAACGGAAATGCAAAGTCTATTACATTTGACGAAGTAAATGCAAGAATTATGCAAGAGGCACGTTCAACTCAATTGACAATGGATTCAATTGACACTACATCAGGTGGTAGCGAATCAATTGATATACTTGGCAATATAACAGATGCGTTATCTAAGTTTTATATAGTTATGGATGGCAAGAAAGTTGGAAGAATAGCAAGCCCGGAAGTAAATCGTGCATTAGGATCTACCAGTAGCTTGGAATTAAGAGGTGCTGTATGATGGAAATGAGAAATATGGGTATTACCTTTGGTAATAAACATACATTTAATGATTTTGGGTTGATTTGTAAAGATATAGAAGTAGGTTTTCCTGAAGTAAAGACTAAAATAGTTAAATTAAGTGGATCAGATGGATTTATAGATTTAACAAAAGTTTTTGGTAAGGTTATGTATGGTAGTCGTTTGATAACGGCTACCTTTTTGGTTAGAGAAATATCTGCAGGTGAATGGGCAATGAATATGTCAAAGATTGCAAATTACTTACATGGAGAAAATCACAGAATAATTCTTGATAATGACAAGGGTTATTATTATGAGGGTAGATGTAAGTTATCTTTCGACAAGGAATATAAGCCTTTCTCGATAGTGTCAATAGAATGTGAGTGCAAACCTTATAAGGTAGAGGTTAATGCGGAGCTTGGAGATAAGTGGTTGTGGAATCCGTTTAATTTTAAAACTGGAATTATTAGAAGATATAAGAACATTGCTGTCAATGGAAGCTATACATTAAATATCAGAGGCTTGGCTAAGCCTGTAATACCTTTGATTATTTCAAATTCAACTATGCAAGTAGAGTTTAATGGAGCTACTTATAACTTATCATCGGGAAATAACAACATCTACAAGTTGGCAACAAAAGAAGGTGATAATGTATATAAGTTTATTGGTAATGGAGTGGTTTCAATTATTTACAAAGGGGGAATGCTTTAATGTACGCCATAAAAGGAATATTAGATGGTAGAACATTTATGCTCTCAGAACCCTATAGTGACGATCAAGTAGTAACACCGGTTTTAAAAGAAGTTGTGGGGAAATCCGGAACATTAGAATTTGATATAAATCTCTTTCATCCAAATTATGAAGATGTTGTTATGTATAAGACATATATAAGCGTTGAGAGAGATGGTGAAGAAGTTTGGTATGGAAGAGTTATCAACATAAGCAAAGACTTTTACAATACTAAAACAGTTATTTGTGAGGGTGAACTTGGACTTTTAAATGATTCTATACAAGTGTCATATGGCTATAGCGGTACTGTTAGAGGTTATATTGATTATATTCTTGGTAACCACAATGCACAGGTTGAGACGGAAAAAAGAATATATACAGGAAGTATTGTTGTATCGGATTCTAATGATTACATACACAGAGAAAACAATAGTTATATAAAGACGCTTGAAGAACTGGATGCAAAGTTGACAAAGCTGTTAGGGGGATATTTAAAGACACGACATGAAAATGGAGTGATTTTTCTTGATTATATATGGAATTATGGGGACGATAATACACAGATAATTAGTGTTGATGAAAACCTGATCGATTATGAGTCAAGTGAAAACAATAATGAATTTTATACAAGATTAATACCGACCGGAGCAAAGGTCAATGAAGTAGCAATAACAATAAAAACTGTTAACGGCGGTATTGATTATGTGGACAATCCGGCACTTATAGAGCGATACGGAGTTATTGTGGGTACAAAGTCTTGGGATGATGTTACTCTTCCTGAAAATTTACTAAAGAAGGCCAGAAAAGAGGTCTTAAGTAAAGAACTTCCTAATAGCTTTAAGTTATCTGCAGTCGATTTATCACATATAGATAGTACAATGAGTCCAATAAAAGTCGGAAGAAATACAAAAGTAATCAGTCCTTTTCATAAGTTAGAGACTATGTATTTTGTAACTGAAAAAGAAAGTCATTTGGATGAACCGGAAAGAGATGTGTTCACGTTTGGAATGAGGCAAAGCACATATACAGCAAAAGTTAGCGATGCATCTCTTGTACTAGAACAGAATATGACTAGGGAGATCAAAGACACGGCACTAACAATCAATAATAAGTTAGATGATGGGTTAAAGACAATTACAGGAGTTAAAGGTGGAGCAGTGGTGCTCGATACGTTTAATGATAATGGTGATTTGGTACAACCTTGGCGAATTCTTGTTATGGACACTGCCAATAAGGCTCAGGCGGTTAATGTTATACAGATAAATCAGAACGGAATTGGCTTTAGTAGAAACGGAGTTAATGGAGAATACCTAAATGCTTGGACTATTGACGGGCACTTGAGGGCTGAATTCATTGATGTTGGTACAATGCTTGCTGACAGAATTAGAGGCGGAACTCTTGAGGTTGGAGGAGACGGAACAGGGCGAGACGGTCAGATTCTTGTAAAGAGTACAAACAATGAGACACTTTGCGTTATTGATAAAAACGGTATTTCTGTAAATAAGGGAATTATAAAAGGCTCATCAATCGAGGGAAACAGCATAAAAGGTGGAAACATAGAAGGAACTACAATAAAAGGCTCGTCAATAGAGGGAAACAGCATCAAAGGTGGAAGCATAGAAGGAACTACCATAGAAGGTGGTAGTGAAATCTATTTCTCGGCAAATAAAGAAAATGTTAGAATTGGAGATTTTGAAGTAAGAGATACATCGAGACATATACTGCAGTCAAGTGATGAGTGTACCGGAATGAGTGGTGCCGATGGTGGACATGGAAGATGGTATTTATGGGCAGGTTATCAGCAAGGGCGTGGATCAGAGAATACGGTGTTTTTAGTTAATGACGGTCAGGTTAGAGTAGAAGGTGAATTGGTTGTAAATGGAGAGGAGATTGAAGAAATGATTTCCAGAAAGATAAGAGAAAATAGAACTTAAGGAGCAAGTATGAGTACAAGGATAGATCTTACAAGAGAAATAAAGGATTGGGAAGAGGCTATTTATGGCGAAGAAGTTAGAAGTGCAAACTCCAGGGCATTCCAAAAAATACAAAGTTCTGTAAATGAAGCAATAGATGATGTTAGTCAATCGGCACAAAATATCAATACAACTCTAAGTGAATTAGAGCCGGCGATAGCAAGAGCAAATGGAGCAGCAAATACTGCAAATACTTCTGCTCAAGCTGTAGATTTAGTCAGGGATGATATTGTCAGAAGGCTTCAAGCGGGTGAATTTAAAGGTGATAAAGGAGACAGAGGAGAAAAGGGAGCGACAGGAGCAAGTGGAATAACAGCTACTGCAAGTGGTTTTTTCACATTAGAAGTTGATGCTTCAGGAGATTTATATGTTGTAACACCTGACGGAGAAACTCTGCCTAATTTTGAATATGAGCAGAGTACAGGTAATTTATATTTGGTTATAGATTAGGAGGAAATATGGCAAGAATATTGATTGGAAATATTAAAGGACCACAGGGGGATAGAGGTCAACAAGGAGAGAGGGGACCACAGGGCGCACAGGGAGTTCCGGGTACAACTCCGGCACTTGTGAATAATGCTTTGGCTACACAGGCAGGAGTTGCAGCACTTGATGCTGTGATGGGGAAAACATTAAGTGATAAAATAGGACAGGTATTTCAAAATCGAGGACAAATCAGTTGGAGGGGAGAGATTACTCAAATTGGTATATATAGTAATGATCCTAACAATTTATGGGATATGCCACAAAATGGAGAAGAGAAGTATTTTTATATTTTGGCACTGGCACAAATTCCTGCATGGCAAATTCCTGTATTTGCAATAGGTATGTATTCCGGAAGCATTTGGAAAGGATTTTTGAGGCATCCAGGTAGTGGGAACCATACTATAGCAGAGTATAATAGGGATAATTGGGTAAAAATTATATAGGAGGAAAATATGGAGAATTATATAGTTTTTAAGAATGGTGTTAGGGTAGATATAGATCAAGAGAGTACGGAGTATAGCTTAGCAGTTAGTTTCAAAAATATTACAGAATTTGCCGATTTTGTAAATGAGCTAACATCTGAAAACTTAAAAAGAATTCTTGCATATGCAGGAGACGTTGTTGTAGCTGAGTATGAAAATAGAAGAATAAAACAAATAAAAGTAGAACCGGGTAAGAAGATCAAGGCAGAAATAGAGCTTGAAAAAATTCAGGATTTAGAAATTGAGCTTGAGAGGGTAAAGGAGATTGTCAATGTTCAGGATAAAGCTATAGAAGATATTTCAGCCATGACTGCAAGTTTTGCAGAAAATATTGGAATAGATGAAAAAACAGGGGAGGGTATAAAATGATAGCTTTTTATGTTTATAAAATAATTCATGGATTAAAGGAATTGGAAGATGTCCCTAAGTTCTGGAGAGAAAAGGTTAAGAATAGGCTTGAGGAAATGAAGAAAAATGGAGAGATTGATGATAATTATAGAATTATCGAAGGGATTACAGCAACTCCATCAAATGCGGTAGAAAAACAGTAGGTAATAAAAGAGTTATGAAAAATGAGGAATCAATTTTCATGGCTCTTTTTTAGAAGGGAGATAAAATGGATAGTGCTTTTGAGGCAGGTAAAAAACTTATGGGTGGAGATTACACACAATTTACTTTAGCAGGCAAAGCTTTACTAAGTAGAAGAGGAAGAGTTGGCAGAGAACCACATATCGGGGATAAAGTATACTTTTATAGTCAGAGTCTTGGCAGAGTGGCGCATGTAGGAATTGTTGTATCCGTAGAGAAGAGTGGGGACAGATATAGTATTGAAACAGTTGAGGGTAATACAAGTTCTGTAAGTTTTGATAGAAACGGTGGATGTGTAGCAAGAAAAAAATACATATTCACTTTGCGAGAGGTGGGAGGAACTAATAGAATCAATTGTTTTTGTAGTCCATTATTTGGCGGTAATACCTGTACAGCTGAAGAACTTGTAAAAGTAGCTTGTGAGGAAATAGGCTATGAGGAAAAGGCAAGCAATGCAGGTCTTGACGGCAAACATACTAATGTGGGTAGAAATAATTACACTAAGTATGGAGAATGGTATAAGGAAAATTGTGATGGCAACCATCCGGCTTACTGGTGCGAACAACTAACAAGTTGGTGTGCTTATAAGGCTTGTAAGATGCATCAAAAGAATTCCTTTACAGGATGGGTGCAGTTTGACGGCAAGTGGATATATGAGTTTAATAGCGTGGTATTAAAAGGTCAGTGGATAAAATCCGATGATAGATGGTATGTGACAGATGAAGCAGGTTATATGATCACAGGCTGGTTTAAACAGGATAATGATGAATGGTATTATCTTAATCCACAAGATGGAGCTATGCTTAGTGGACAATGGATAAATGTTGATGGTGCAGATTACTATCTCACAAGTAGTGGTGTGATGGCGAAAAGTGGATATATAAAGGATTCTGATAAGGAGCTTTACTACTGGGTAGATGATAAAGGTAGGTATCAGAAAGAATATGATACAGCAACGCCGAAATTTGACAAGTATGAGCTTATAGAATAGGAGGGTTCACATGAAAGCAAATATTTTATATTCAACAGTAGGGGTAGCCGGAGGATTTGTAGCAGCTATGTTTGGTGGATGGAGTGATGCTTTAATTACTCTTATTGTATTTATGTCTATTGATTATGCTACCGGACTCATTGTTGCGGGAGTTTTTAAAAAAAGTAAAAAGTCTGAATCAGGAGCACTTGAATCCAGAGCAGGCTTTAAGGGGCTATGCCGAAAAGGAGTCGCACTTCTTATTGTGCTTGTAGCAGTAAGGCTTGATATAGTTATGCATACGTCTTATATAAAGGATGCAGTTATAATTGCTTTTATAGCAAACGAGTCTATATCAATAATAGAAAATGCCGGGCTTATGGGCATACCCGTTCCGAATGTAATAGCCAAGGCTATTGATGTTTTAAAGGAAAAAGATGGAACTCCTGAGTCCAGATAACTTAGTCACTAAATTAAGTACGTTAAAAAAATGCAACCTTTTTTGCAACTTTCAGATAGAAGAATGGCTTGTTTAGGTAGGTTGAAGGGTGTTTTTGTACTGACTTTTAATCAAGTTGTCCCGGGTTCGAGTCCCGGGTGTCTCACTAGTATGAAAAGGCTTAAAGCTTTAATTTATAAGGCTTTGAGCCTTTTTTTAAATTAATTTGTGAACTATCCTCAGGTTAAGGAAGCTTTTGCGCATTTTTTGGAAGCAACTGCTAGGAATGATAACAAAAAACTCCGGCATATACAGCAGGTTTTCCCTGCGTCTTATGATGAGTTTATAAGGATGATTAGATAATCTAAGGAGAATACATGATACCTGATTTTATATTAGAAGGAGACAGCGTTAATATTGATCCCGAAGTTGAAAAATTCGGGCAACTTGTCCTAGAATACAGAGAAAAGATAGGAGATGAACTTATTACAGAGGCATCTACGTGGTCGTTAAAGGAGTGGATAGAAATCCTTGAAGAGTGTTTGTCTAGTGGAAAAACGTATTGGGAAGCCACGGGGGAAACGTATAGAGGACACGATAAGTCAGTAGATTATTGAAAATACAAAAAAGCACTTTATGAAGTATAAGGTACTTTTTTATTTGAGTGGCGAAATATAAATAATTACTAAAGAGGAATACGTATAAATGAGAGAAGAGCCAAAGTGGTATAGAGAAGAAGAATCAATATTGTATTCAGAATATATGAACTTACCTGTAGACGTGCTTCCTAACTGGAGTGATTTTATTAAGGAACACGGAACTAAGCGATTTGTAGAGTATACAGATGAAAGCGACAGTAGATATGCAGAATTGGCAGCTAGGGGTATATATGAAGATTAAAGTTTAATCATATAAGCTGATGTGAATACAACTTTTAAATAAATTATCCGGCAGCATGCTAATATGCAGAATGCACGTATACCATTGAGAAGCTGTTAAAGATATTTGAGTAAAGGAAGAAAAGATGGCAGATAAGATCAGCATTGAAGGAATAGCCTATATTGTAGAAAGAATAGTAGAAAGAGCAAGGGAAGCAGCTGTAGAATCAAGAGGTGATAGGAAAGACTCGTTTAAAGATGGAAGAGCATTGGCATACTACGAGGTGTTAGATATTTTAAGGACGGAACTTAGTGTCAGAGAAATAAGTTTAGAGAAAATCGGACTAAGTTTTGACTTGGAGCGAGAACTACTTTAATATTATTTTATAGCAAATTATTGGTATATATCGAGGTGAAATAATGATAAATAAAAGTGAAGAAGAAATGCAAAAAGAATCTTATGAAGCTTATTTAGACAGGTTATCTATGCCGGGATGCCCTGTTAAATTATCGGATGAAGAAGTTGAAAAACTGATAAAAGAGGGGCGTATAAAACCGCTTTATGAAGTATAAAAGGGATTGGAACCGTTTATTGATTCAAATCCCTTTCTATATTTAAGTTGTATGATTATTCTTACCCCAAGGCAGCCTTGTTGTGCCTGATTCTATTATCTTATCAAAGAAATTATTTACATATTCCTTGCGTTTACTTAAATCAGTGTTCTCCAATACCTTGTCTACAAAACTGTTGAATTTACCTGCATCCTTGTTTATATCATCAACATACTCAAAGTTTGTTCTTATACAGTTCCAGTTGAGTATATCATGCTGTAGGAAAGCAATATTATCGGCTTTTACCACTTTTATATTTTTTGTATTGTTAAAAATCATGCCAACCACACAAAAGTCGGGAACTATTTTGATTATTTTATTCTTTATAGCATTCATTATATCGGTATTGATTACTTCATCACAAAGGTCGGGTCCGTCATTATTATAGATGGTTGTAATTCTATCCCTAAATAGTTCATCACACATTGCACAGGAGTAGATTGCAAGATTACCGCCCTTACTATGTCCTCCAACTATAAAATCTGTATTCGGATGACGAGAAATAACCTGCTTTAGAAAATCCAGTGCAAATTTCTGAGCCGGAATAACTGAAAAACTCATCATAAAGTCTTCTTTCCAAGCAACAATACTGTCATCGGTTCCTCTGAATGCAATATACATCTGACTGTCGTCATACATAAATCCGGTTGACGAAAATTGATATTTTTTCTCATGATAGAGATCTATATAATCAAGGACCATAACATTACCGAATCTCTCGGAAGTTGCGAGAGCGTTCAAAAAATCTACATTTATTTCACTCATATAACCGTAGTGATAGTCATGAGTAATTAGATATCTGCAGGCATCTGCAAGAGAAACGCCTATTGAGTTTATTTCATTTTGTAAGTCTTTTAAGTCAAGATAGGAGAATAATGAAAAAACCGCATTATCAAGTTCATTAAAAGGAGAAACATCAAAAGATAAATCTCCACGCCATTTTATATAGTCAATGATATTCGCCATTATAACCTCCTCTTGTAAATGCATTATGCATAGTTGAATACTGTTACTTAAATATACAATAATATAAAAGCAATTGATTGTAAACATAGATAAAGTGAAGTAAGTATTAAAAATAATTAATAAAGAAATAGAACAGTGTAGAAGATGAAAAGACTGTATATTCTGATTTAACAGGACATACAGTCTTTAAAGCGTATTACATATACTACTTAGTAGAGTTACATGTTTTAAGGATGACATATTTGACAAGGTGTATATCCTTTGGAAATAGCCTCATCTCTTGTTCCGCTAAAAGGTATCTTATTATGTTCCCTCATCTTTTGTACTGCAGTACAGTTTGAATAATGGAATACATGGCTGTTTTTATTTAATATATAATCAGTAGCTCTGTTATTTACAACAGTTCCTGTATTTGAACTGTTATTAGAAGCTGAAGTTGATGTATTCTGAGTATTTGATTTTGAGCTGCCTGTAGACTGTGAAGCCGGGATATATGCACCGTCTGCACCTACCTGATATCCGTCTATAACAGTATTGGTTAGCATTGCACCGGTAGAACCGAGATAATAGTTGCCAAGCCATTGATTAGATAGCATATAACCATTCTCATTAAAATAATACCATGATCCGTCTATCTGATCCCAAACAGATTTAGGAAAGCTTTTATCGTCTCTTTCGTACCACCAGCCTACATTATCCTGTTTCCATGTTCCTGCAAATACAGGCATTGCAAGAATTGTACTGATAGCAAGAGTGGATAATGCCAAATAAAATCTTTTTTTCAT